GAATACGTCTACAGTCAGTATAACTTAAAAACGTTAACTACTAGACCAAGTAATAAATTTAAAAATGTAAATTATGCAGCACTTAATAAAGAAAATGGATGTAGAAAAAGTTTTATTCCACGTAATAACAGGTTTGTGGAAATTGATATTTCTGCTTACCATCCTAGTATTGCTTCTAAGCTTATTAATTATAATTTCCCCACTAGTGATATACACGCTCATTTTGCATCGTTATATGGTGTGGATTATAAAAAAGCGAAAGAACTTACCTTCAAACAGCTTTATGGAGGTGTATTCGAAAGGTATAGATCTCTGGAATTCTTTAAAAGAATTGAGGAATACGTAGGAAAATTATGGAATGATTTTAAGGAAGTTGGGTGGATTGAATGTCCGATTTCTGGGTATTGTTTTGTAGATGCGGCTTTGGAAAACATGAATCCGCAAAAGTTATTTAATTATTTGTTACAAAACTTGGAAACATCAACTAATGTTATGATATTATGGGATATATTTTGTTTATTAAAAGGCAAAAATACTAAATTGGTATTATATACGTATGATTCATTTTTATTAGATGTTGATGAAGAAGAAGTTGAAGTATTAGAAAAAATTAGAAAAATATTTAAAAAATACGAATTAAACATAAAAGAAACAGAAGGTTATGATTACAACTTTGGAAAGATCGCCTAATACGTATAATCCGGAATATGACGTTGTAACGGATATACAAAACTTAAGCGATTTGAATAATAAATTATTTTGCACGTTTACCGATTTGGAGGGCCTAGATGCCCTTATTGATGGTATTAAAGAAAAATATCATATTATCTATAACAAATTATTTGTTTTAGAGATTATTGGTAAAGATGAGTATGTGGTTACTTATAACGTTGAACAAGCCAATGTAGGTTCAATTCCTGAAAATACAATTTTAGTTCATAGAAAAAAAGAATCAAATACTTTATACACAATTAATGCCCTTAATGAATTAATTAAAAAATTAAATGGTGGTGTAGTAGATACTTCATATCAAATAGATTGGCAACACTATAAAAATTGTATTCTACTTACCCAGCATAACGAACTAAACCAGTTAAATACAAAAATTTATAAAATAATTGAAGTATAGTTTGGAGTAGCCAAACCTGGTTTTTATATTGTAGTTACATTAAAATAAGTTATAATTATGGATTTATCATTACTTAGACAGAAGTTGGATGGACTCCAACAAAAAACAAGTCCAAATACTCAAAAAACAGATTATACAAAGATTTTTTGGAGACCTAGTGTAGGTAAACAACAAATTAGAATTGTACCATCTGCTTTTGATAGTAAAAACCCATTTAAAGAACTTAAGTTCTATTATGGTATTACAAATAAGGTTATGATTTCACCTTTAAATTTTGGTGAAAAAGACCCTATTCATTTATTTGCTCAAAAATTAAGAGAAGAGTACAATAAAGAAAATTATGTACTAGCTAAAAAGTTAGATGCTAAAAACCGTATTTTTGTTCCTGTAGTAGTTAGAGGAGAAGAAGATATGGGTGTTAGATTATGGCAATTTGGAAAACTAGTATATGAAGAACTATTAGCACTTGCTGTAGATGAAGAAATTGGAGATTATACTGATATTGTAAACGGTAGAGACCTTACAGTAGAAACAGTAGGTCCAGAAGCAACTGGAACTCCATATAATAAATCATCAGTAAGGGTTAGGTTAAAAACTTCACCACTTAGTGAAGATAAGGCTACAGCCGAAAAATGGTTAAAGGAACAACCAAATCCTGAAGAATTATTTAAACGATATACGTTTGATGAAATGAAATCTGCTTTAGAAAAGTGGTTATCACCTGAAGATACTAATGAAGAAGGAGATATTATTTCTGAACCGGCTACAGATTTTGAAGATACAAAACCATCTTCAAATTTTAGTTTAGATACTTCAAAAGCAAAACAATCAAAAACAGATGAATTTGATAGTTTGTTTGATGAAAAAAAGGATAGTAAAGAAGTTGATGACTTACCATTTTAATTATGCCAAGAAAAAGTAAATCACTGTCGGCGGCAGTCTCTAAGGAAATTCAATCTAAATTTGATCTTAATGCTTTTAAGAATAAGAAAGGTTTAGATAAGAATATAAAATTCAAAGACCAGGATTGGATACCATTATCTAAGGCGTTTCAAGACGTTACCTCCATTCCTGGTATTCCTATGGGGCACATTGTGTTACTAAGAGGACACTCCGACACAGGAAAAACTACAGCAATGATTGAAGCAGCAGTATCTGCTCAAAAAAGAGATATATTACCTGTTTTTATTATTACTGAGATGAAATGGAATTGGGAACATGCAATTCAAATGGGTCTTGATATTAATATTACTCGTGATGATGCAGGTGAAATTATTGATTATGAAGGTAATTTTATTTATGTAGATAGAGAAACTATTAATTCAATAGAAGATGTAGCAACATTTATTTTAGATTTAATGGATGAACAGAAAAAAGGTAATTTACCTTACGATTTATTATTCCTATGGGATAGTATTGGTTCTGTACCTTGTGAAATGTCACTTAAATCAAATAAAAATAATAATGAATGGAATGCTGGAGCTATGTCAACCCAATTTGGTAATAATGTAAATCAAAAAATTACATTATCAAGAAAAGAATCTTCTCCATTTACTAATACATTAGTTTGTGTTAATAAAGTTTGGACATTAAAACCAGAATCACCTATGGGTCAACCTAAATTGATGAATAAAGGTGGTTATGCAATGTGGTTTGATTCAACATTTGTAGTTACATTTGGTAATATTATGACTGCAGGAACATCTAAAATTAAAGCAATTAAAGATGGTAAGCAAGTAGAATTTGCTAAAAGAGCTAATTTACAAATTGATAAAAATCATATTAATGGTGTTACAACTAGAGGTAGAATAGTAATGACGCCTCATGGTTTTATCAATGATGATCCAAACGAACTTAAAAAATACAAAAATGATCATGCTAAAGAATGGTCTAAAGTATTAGGTGGAATGGATTTTGATGTAGTAGAAGAGGGAGAACAAGTACAAGACATCTCTCAATTTGAAAAAGAACCAGAATAAATTATGAAACATAAAGAACTATTTAAGTTGTTGGACGAAGTCCAAGAACAGGGGGAGGAAACTATATTAAAAAGGCATGATAAAGTACTGTTAATAG